CGCACCTTTGGTTTGCCGCCACTGGTGATCGCTCATGGATAACAATGAGCACATAGCCAAGCCTCCCGCTGTGCTGCAGATGCGGCCGTATCAGCAGCGCTGGATCGACGACAATTCCCGCTTCAAATGCGCGGTGAAAGCCGCGCGCATCGGTTACTCCTTTGCCACCGCATACCGCCGCGTCGAAATGTCGATGCGCGTGCCGGGACGCACGACGACAGTGCTCTCCGCCTCGAAAGCCCAATCGATCGAATTCGTAGAGACATGCGCGAAGCTCTGCCAGCTCATGGGTGGCACGGCGCAGATGATCGCCAACGAAGATTTCGTCGATGCGCTTGGCCGCATCGATGCGATTCAAAGCCGGATAGCCTTTCCGAACGGGAGCCGCATCATTGCGCTGCCGGCCAACCCGCGCACGGCGCGCGGCTATCCCGGCGACGCGGTGCTTGATGAATTCGCGCATCACGCAGACAGCTACGCGATCTTTGCGGCCGTCTTCCGCCAGGTGGCGCTGGGCAACTCGCTTGAAGTGCTCTCTACGCCCAACGGCGAGCAGGGCAAGTTCTTCGACATCGCTCGCAATCTGGGCTTGGAGATGGGCGTTGCCCCCACACAGTTCCCGATAAAGAAAGATGGATGGTCCGGTCATTGGGTTGATGTTTACAAGGCTGTGGCCGAGGGTTGCCCGATCAACATCGAAGAGATGCGCCGCGGCTTGAACGATGACGACACATGGAATCAGGAGTTCTGCTGCGTATTCCTCAAGAGCACCGGGGCCTGGCTGACTCTCGACCTGATTGCCGCCTGTGAAGATACCGGCGCCACCATCGACCTGCCGCCGGACTTCCATCCGCGCGGTTCGCTCTACAGCGGCATCGACGTGGGCCGCGATCACGACGCCACATGTCTGTGGCTCGATGAAAAGATCGGCGACGTGGCCTGGACCCGCGCCATCGTCAAGCTGCACGCCATGAGCTTTCCCGAGCAGTGCAAGAGACTGAATCCGCTTGTCCGCATGACTTCCCGGAGCGCCATCGACAAGACCGGCATGGGCGTGGGCCTCTTCGATCTTCTGAATCTGGAGAACGAAGGCCGGCTGATGGGCGTGAGCTTCGGCGGCTCCAACGATGACGGCGTGAAGATGAAGACCGATCTCGCCATCCGCATCAAGAAGCGCCTGGAGCAGCAGCGCAGCCGTATTCCCTACGATCCGCAGATCCGCGCCGAGCTGCAGGCGATCAAGCGCCAGGCCACGGCCAGCGGCGTCACCTTCGACGCGCCGCGCATCGAGGTGGACACGGCCGTCGCGGGCGGCGTCAAGAAAAAGCTCTTTGCCCACGCCGACGCCTTCTGGGCTAAAGCTCTGGCGGATCTGGCAGGCGACGGCGGCGCGTGCGTGCTGACCGGCGTCCAGACGCCGGAGACACCCACGACTTATTCGCAAATCAAGGGGTACCTGTGATGGCCAACAAAAAGATTGCCGCCGTTCCGCCGCTGCCGCCCAAGGGCGAGATGATCTCGTCTACCAGCCTCTACATGCAGCAGATCTCGCTTTACCGCAATACGCTGGCCTACGGCGGTACGCGCAACCCCACGTCGATCTGGGCCGCGATGACCTACAACCAGCCGGAGACTATGGCCTACTACCGTGAGCTGGAAGACAAAGACGAGGATGTGGCCAACTGCCTGGATACGCTCAAGCTCTCGGTGCTCGAACGGGATCGCAGCGTGCTCCCCGCTCCGCGTGATGAATCATCTCTGGCCAAGGATGTAAAGGAGTTCGTCGAAACGCAGCTCGGCAAACTCGACTTCCACGCTGTGCTGGATTGCGTTCTCGATGCTCCCGGCTACGGTTTCAGCGTACAGGAGATGATCTTCGACACCTCGGAGGGCCAGGCGGAGCTGGTGGACATCAGCGATTGCCCACAGGAGCTTTTTCTCTTCGGCAATCGCTTTTACCCGCAGGTGGGCAATCTGCAACTGCTCGCTAATCCCTGGGCCTCTCAAGGCGCAACGATGCCCGAGGAGAAGTTCCTGATCTTCAGCTATCGCAAGCGCAGCCGCAACCGCATGGGCCGGCCGCTGCTCAAGGCAGTCTTCTGGCCGAGCTGGTTTAAGCGCAACATCCAGCGGCTGTGGATGCAGTATGCGGAAAAGGGTCCGGGCACAGCCGTGGTGCATTACAACGATCCGGACAATGCGTCGGAGCGCCAGCAGGCCGTGGCTATTGCTGAGGCCATCAGAGACAACACGGCCGTCGCCGTTCCCAAGGGCTTCGAGTATGACCAGGAGCTGCTCAAGATCGCCCGCAGCCAAGATCCCAAGGTCTACGAAAACTTCTTTCAGGCAATGCAATACTCCATCGCGCGCCGGGTCATGGGCGAGACGTTGACCAGCTTCGGCAACGAGGGCGGCGGCGGATCGAAGGCCCAGGGCCAGACCCACGCCGACACGCTGGACAAGCGCAGCGTCGAGCTTTGCCGCAGTGTGCAATCGGTCATCAACGATCAGCTCGTCAAGCCGCTGGTGCTTTGGAACTTCGGGCCGACGGCGCCCATGCCGATCTGGCAATTCGATCTCGAAGAGGCTGAGGATCTCAATCTTGCCCTCACCGTGGACACCGGCCTGATGCGCATGGGTAAAAAGTTCAGTGTCGGCTACATCTCAGATCGCTACGACCGGCCGCTAACCACGACCGAAACAGACGATCAGGAGCTGATACCGAATGCGGCCGCGCCGTCTGTGGCGCTCACCGACCGCTCCAGCGCAACCTTCGCCGAGCGCCAGGCCGAGGCCGCTATGCGCGAGGAGATGGACCAATACGACAGGCTCTTCGCACAGTTGCAAGGCGAAGCCAAGGGCATCTTTGCGCGCCGCGTACGAGAGATCGTAGCCACGGCTGTGCCTCCAGGGGAGAAATAGCTTGGCACTTGACTCAATCCATCTCGTGCGCTCAGAGCAAACCAAGCTCGGCGATCTGCTGGCTCACCATCTGGCGGCGGCGAATCTGCTAGGCAGGCTGCATGTCGCCGGCGTCGGGCTCAAGAAGCTGCGCCGTCCCGTGCACCTGGCCACCAGCTCGCGGCTCAAGAACTTTTCCGAAGATGATGCCCAGGGCGACACCCTCAATGTCGGCTTCAGCTTCGACGTGCCTCCAGAGGGCGCGGTCGAGTACCTGCGCAACCTCACGCCGGTCACGCGGGATCTCTTCGACGGGCTGAGCAGCCAATACAAAAACGATGCCTTCACGGTGGCTGGGGTCAGCGACCAGCGGCTGATCGCGAAGATCCGCGATGCGCTGGAAGAGACCATGGCCAAGGGCGGAACGCGCGACGACTTCCACAAGGCCGTAGACGAGCTGACCTCGGACGCCGGCGTCGAGGATCTCGCGGCCTTCGAGCTGGACACCGTCTTCCAAACCAATGCGGGCAAAGCCTACAGCGCGGGCAGGCTTGAGCAGATGAAAGAGCCGGGCATGATGGATGCGCTGCCCTACTGGCAATACTGGACGGTCGGCGATCTGCGCGTGAGGCCGGCGCACGCGTCGCTGGATGGTTTTTGCGCGCGGGCTATTGACCCAGTTTGGTTGAAGATTTATCCGCCCAGCGGCTTCAACTGCCGCTGCGCGGTCATCCCCGTGCTGCCCGAGGACGCGCCCGAGGGAAGCGATGAAGGCGGCATGGAAAGATTGCCCTTGCTGGCCCGGCTGGGAGTGCCCGAGCCTGGCTTCCACACGCTGTCTGGAGTGTAGGTATTCCAGATAGCACAACTGTTTCAGCTACCGCACGGGCCGGCGTTACGGTCCGATAGGTTGGTTCCATGGCGAAGACGAAGACTGTCGAAGGCATGGCGCTCACGGCGGACAAGTTCGCCTCGGCTGGCGATCCGGACAACACCGATACCTGGCATCTGCCGCTGGATACGCATAAGCACGTCAACTCCGCGCTGGATATGTACGCTCACACCGAGCTTGCCTCCAGCGAAAAGGCTCCTGCCGCGCGCAAGATAGTGGCCCGCGCCAAAGAAGAAGGCCTGGACACCACCGACTTCGTGAAGAATCACCTCGGCCAGACGCACGGCGAAGCGCCGCGCCCTTGGATTGAGATCTTCCGCGCCGGCGATTATCGCGGCGCCAACAAAGGCCTCATCACCCGCGCCGATCTCGACCGCGTGGTGCGCAACTACGACCCCACTTATCACGAAGCGCCAGCTACGATCGGCCACCCGGCCGACGACAAGCCGGCTTATGGCTGGATCGAGAGCCTGGCCGTCGATGGCGATAAGCTGCTGGCGCGCGAAAAGCAGGTCGATCCCAAGTTTGACGAGGCGCGCAAGGCGGGGCGCTTCAAGAAGCGTTCGGCCGCGTTCTATTGCGATGCGGACGGCAACATCACCGGCCTGCGGCATGTCGCCTACCTGGGCGCGCAGCCGCCCGAAGTCAAGGGTTTGCAGGACCTTGCATTCAACGATCACGGATCGAAGTTCATCGAGGTGGACTTCGGGGAGGATGACGCAGTGGCAGATACAACGAAAACCGTAGCCGAACAGATCAAGGCCTACTTCGCCGAGTTGTTTAGCAGCTCCGCGCAACCGAAGACTTTCAGCGAAGACGATGCCAGGCGCATCGCTACCGATGCTGCAACCGCAGCCGCCGCGCCGTTACAGGCAAAAGTAACCGCGCTGGAGGCCGAGTTGAAAACGCAGTCCACCAAGTTTGCCGAGAGCGAAAAAGCCAAAGCCGGCGGCGAAGTAAAGCAGCGCGCCACGGCGGCCATCACCAAGCTCAAGAGCGCAGGCAAGTGGATTCCAGCCTTCGAGAAGATGGGCCTCGGCCCGGTCTTCGAGGAGCTGGCCAAGTCCACCGCAACCGTCGAGTTCGGCGAGGGCGACGCGAAGAAGAATATCACCACGCTGGAAACGCTGGTGCTCTTCCTCGAAGGTCTGCCGAAGATTGTTCCCGGCGGCCGATTCGTGGAAGGCGCTCAGGCTGGACGCGGGCAGACCGCGAGCGGCGATCCGCTGACCAACGCGGCCAGGGCGCGCCAGAAGGAAAAGAAGATCAGCTTCAGCGAAGCGCTTTCGGAGGTCGCGGAAGAGCATCCCGAGTTGACGGTAGCCAGCGGCTCTTCGGCTGGCGCGGTCTAACGAGATACACAAGCGAGGGCCGGAAAAACCGAAAGCAAGACCGGCCCCGCATCCTCTGAAATTCACAGGCCCAAGGAGGGCAAGTCATGACGAACATCAACACTGAAACCAAGGGTCCGAAGGGCGTACAGATCAAGGAAAGCCTGATCCCCGGCGGCTCGTCCGGCTTTACCCGCGGCCTCGCCGTTGTCTATGGCACGGATGTCTATCATGCCGCCGTGGCCAGCGTGGCCAACTCGCCTTGCATCGGCATCATCGAGGAAGATGCGATCTCTACCACCGAAGCGATCTCTGTGATCGAGCACGGCCAAACGGTGGGCCAGGTTGGCGCAGCTATTCCGTCCGCGCCGCTAGCGCTCACCAACAACGCCGCCGGCCAGCTTGTGCCGGCGACCGCAGGACAACCGGTGGTGGCTATTGCGCTTGAGACCACGCCGAACGCGGGAGATTACATCTGCGTTTTCGTGCCGGGGCTCTTCGGCCTGGTAGCGGCAATCGCCTAACTTTTTCCGCCAGGCGCTTAGTGATGAGCCAAGCGCCTGGCGGCGCACTGAAACGGAAATCGACCCGCGCAAGCGGCAGGAGGATGTAAATGGGCGGCTATGTTGGAACGATGCCGGCTGGGGCTCTGAATGTGGCGTTGTCGAACTTCGCCAAGGAGTTCCGCAACAATGCCTTCGTTGGCGAAACCTTTGCCCCGCGCGTGCCTGTGGCGCGGCAGTCTTTCCAGTACGTCGTGTGGAATCGCGACGACTTCAAGCTGCCGGGTACCACGCTCCGCGCCCCAGGCGACGAGCCGCAATCTGTGCGGCGCAGCTATTCGACCGCGCCGTACATGGCGCAGAGCCACGCGCTCCAGGGCGATGTGCCCTTCGAGAGTGAGAGCTACGGCCTCGGCCTGGGCTTCTCCACGCGTAAGCAGCTCACCCAGCAGCTCATCAAGCAAATCAATCTCGACCGCGAAGTCGCGATTGCCAGGCTGCTGCTGAGCGAGACCAACTTCCCCAACTACACCGACCTCAGCGCCGGGGCCAACAACCAATGGGACAAGTACCCGTCGGTCCCCGATGTGGGCACTGATGGCTCGCATCCCATCGTGCAGGTCGAGGCGCTCAAGGCAATTCTGCGCCAGGCTGGCATCCAGGATGCGGACATGAGCCTACTGCTCAGCGATCCAGTTGTGGTCGCGCTGCAGAACCATCCGGACATCATCAACCGCTTCAAGTACACCGTGGCCGGCTCGATCTCCCTGGATCAGCTCTCGTCGGTCTTCCGCGTGAAGTGCATCCAGGGCAGCGCCATCCTGCTCAACCGGCAGAACGTTGCCTCGTGGGTGTGGGGCAGCAACGCCTTCCTGGGCTACGCGCAAGCCGCGCCCACGCAAGACGATGTTTCCTGCGCCAAGACTTTCGTCTGGACCGGTGGAACGGACGGCAACGGCGCTACGATTGCCGCGCCTCCCTCGACCGTGGACGGTTACGGCGTTCTCGAATGGATCGATCCGCACCTGGCCAAGAAGAAGTATTGGCAGAGCGTGGATTGGTACTACGACCTGCGCGCCACCGCGCAGGAGACGGGTATCCCCATTCTCAACGCGCTGAGCATCGCTCCCACCATGGGCACGATCCCCGGCGACATTGAGGGCTAAACCATATCAACGGGGAGGAGGAAACTCCTCCCCGTTGAGGTGAACGAACGATCCCGGCCGCGGTCTTTAATCCGCGCCCGGAAAACGCCCCGAAGGAGGGTCAACGATGACAGACAGCTCTCACACCGAGCAGACAACGGAAGTCCACGCCGACGCGAAGCCTACGACGGACACGAAGACCACAGAGACTCACGACACATCGACGCGGGACGTCGAGAAGCCGAACCCGGAAGCGCCCAACGCGGCCAAGCCCGCGCCGTACGATGTTGGGAAGTCTCACGAAGCCGAGGTCAAGACGGACACCCAAACCAAAACCGAAACCAAAACCGGAGCCTGAGCCGCCCCCAGGAATCGCATCGGCCGCGGTCTTCAATGGCCGCGGCCAACGCAAATCAAGAGGAGAACGAAGTGGCGAAGCACGAGCCGGAAAACAAGTCCAACGCGGCGAAGCCTGAAGCGGCCAAGCCCAAGGCAACGAAACCTTATAAGGTGCTGGCCAGCGTGCTGTTTGGCCACCGCATCGTGACCGTGGGATCTATCGTTCGTCTCACCGAAACCGAGGCCGCAATGCTGCTGGCTCGCGGAGTCGTCGAGGCGGATACAGAAGGCAAGTAACTCCGGAGCTGCATGGCCTACGCGACCCAAGCCGATCTGATCCCTCTTCGCATGACGACGAAGGACCTGACTGAGCTGACCGACGATGACAACACTGGTGAAATCAACACCACGACGGTCACGGCGGCGCTCGAAGAGGCTTCAGGTCGCGTAGAGAGCTACTGCCGGATGCGCTATGTCACTCCGCTGCAGCAGTCGGACGATGTGAAGGCGCTGACCCTGGACATTGCGGTCTATCTGCTTTTTTCCAGGCGGCGCGAGACCACGATCGGCGAGACGGTGCAGCAGCGCTTTGACCAGGCGATCAGCTTTCTCAAGGACATTGCCGCGGCCAAGGCTTCGCTCGATCAACCCTCCACGGCTCTCCAGCCGCAGGTTTCGCTGGGGGGTCCGACGATCTCAAAGAAAGATCGCCATCTCCACTTTAGCGACAAGAACATCGAAGGTTTCGTATGAGCGCGGAAGTCATCCAGGTCGATGATGCCAACGTGAAAGTCGCGTTGGGTAAGTTCCGCCTCTCGCTCCAAGCGAAGGGTGAGCTGATGCAGCAGATCGGCATGTCTATGCTGGTGAGCATCCGGCGCACCTTCCGCGAGCAGGGTTCTCCGGCCAATTCCTGGATGCCCCTGGCGCCTTCGACCATCAAAAACGACCCTAAAAGATACGGCTCCGGTCACAAGCTGCTCATCATGACAGGAACGCTTTTGAACTCGATAGGGATCGCGCAGACTTCTCCGGACCAGGTGATTCTCTCAACGAACGTGAAATATGCGGCCGTGCATCAGTTCGGCTCGCGCGATCGCGGCGGTGTTGGCTTCGGGCCGCGTACTTCAAAACAAGATGCCGCCACAGTCAACGTGAAAGAGCACAGCTACGCGCGGCTCTCCGCGGCTCTCGGCAAAGGAAAAATCGGGAATCGCTCGCTGAATATTCGCGGGCCGCGCAACCAGGTGCGCATCCACGTCCCCGGCCATACACGCCACCAGAACATTCCCGCGCGGCCCTACCTGGTCTTCCGCCCCGAAGATCCTCAGCGCATCCAGAGCCTGGTCAACGGCTACATCCGGCGGGCGCGGTCCGCTGCCGGCCTGGGAGGCCAGTGATGGGCGCTCCCTCGCAATTTCGCATTGATTACGTCGAGGCTGCTCTGATCGCGCTGCTCAAGAGCGCGATGCCCGCGGCTTATGGCACCGTCGATGCTCCCGTGTCGGTCGATGTGAATTCGGTCAACAGCAAGGATTTCAACGCCCAGGGCCAGCTCGCGCTCAAGCCGCCGTCGATGCGCGTCCAGTTCGGCGATTCCGATTACAGTAACCTGCGCGATAATCAGCGGCTTACCTATCAGGCTGGGCTGCTCTTCGACGTGCTCTGCTTTGAATCCAGCCTGCGCTCCAAGGCCGACGAACGGCTGCAATCTCTGGGCCTGGTCGCGGTTGCGCTCAATCAGCTCGCCGGCGCGCGCCTGGCTCTGGCCGATGGCACCAGGTCGATGCCTCTGGAGATCAAGCGCGTTTCTCTTGTGATTCCCGACGATGGCGGTCCGGTAGATCAGCTCTTCGCCATCACCGTGCTTATCAGCGGCATCGCGCAATTCGACGGCCCTAACGGAGGAAAAGTATGAACCCTTCTGACTTTGTTCAAGTGCAGTTGTCTCCGGCGGGTATCGCCCTTTCAGAAAGCACCTCAGTGCGCATCAGCAACGCGCACTTTAACTACTGTTTCACGCCTGGGCAGCCGGTGAAGGTGCTCAGCAGCGAGTGGCGGCGCACACTCTCTCTTAAAACCTATCAGGGATCTCAAATTCTGGTCCTGGCTCCGGTCGCAGATCCAGCAGCTCCCCAGAAGCCCACTTCCGCGCCGGGACGTTTCATCTCTCCCGCTGCAAGCCACACCGATGCGCCACAGCCTACGGCCGTGAAGGCCGCTGAATCTCAAGTCGAGGTGAAGTAATGCCCGGTCCATTCAACTTTCTTTCGCAATGGAAAACAGCCCGAAACCTGATGCTTAGCGTGAACTCGCAGGCGGCCTGGAATACCGCCCTGGCCGACGCTGCGCTCACTCAACGCCAGCGCTTCGACGGCGCGGCGGTGCTCGAACGCAAGATCACGCGGCGCACCGATATTGCGTATGCCGGCAAAGGCACCGCTTTCGCCACCAACGGACAAATCACCAGCTACGACACAGCTTTGAGCGCCTTCAAGGCTGAACTCTCTTCGTGGCTGGCTGGTTTTGGCTTCGCGTTTCTGATGGGAACCGACACGGTGGTCGGAGTTGCTGCGCCTTACACGCATTCCTTCACCTTCGATGAATCGACGCGCACGGCAGTGCCGACGACGATCTATATGGAAGACACCGAGGACGTGCATTACAAGTGCCCGGACATGTGCGTCGGCGATCTCACCCTCACCATCAACGAGCTTGGCGCCATCATGATCGAGATCGGCATGACTGGCACCGGCATTCAGATCCTCGGATCGATGACCGGCACATTGCCTGTCGCGCCAGCAGAGACTTATCTTTTGGGGTCGGACGCCGTGTTGACCTTCGGGCCGGTTGGCGCTCTGGCGTCCCTGGTCGGGCGCCACATGAGCACGACGCTGAAGCTGGAGAATCAGCTTGTTGTTCACCGCGCGCCGGGTGGCGGCCTCTACGGGATATTTGTCCGCAAGGGAAATCCCAAGTTCTCGCTGGCGACAACCTTCGCGGCCAAGGACACCGACGATGTCTACACGCGCTTTGCTAACGACACGGCGTGCGATTACGAGCTGGGCGTCAATTCCGGGGCGGATGCGCAGTTGACGATTTCCGTACCCCAGATGCACCTGAAGACGACGAAGCTGGGCCTTGACGGCGACATGGTCGTCTGGCAGGTGGAGAACGACGAAACCACCAACTACCAGGCGGCTGGAGTCCCTCCTATCTCGATCGGGGTGATCAACTCCGTCGCTTCATATCTGGCGGCTCCGGGCGTTTAAAGTTTCCTCCGGGGGCGCGTCGGGGAAGCGCGCCCTCTTTTTTTCACACGTCCCCATTTTCTGCATCATCCGTGGCACCCCTTCGCCGCGGCAGAAGCTCCGCATGACCTGCGCGGGACCTCAGCTTCAAGGGTTCCTTCAACCCTCTGGCATTACAAAATCCCAAATGAAAGAAGGAACCTATGTCTGCTATCGAATTGAAACAGCCGCGCGTCATCGTCATCGAAGATCGCGGAAAGCAATACTCGCTTACTCTCGCGCGCATCACGAAAAAGCTGTGGCTGCGCTACTTCGAGGGCATTCTCTCTACCAGTGAAAATCAGAACGGCGCTCGCGTGGACAGCTTCGACAGCAGCGCCGCGCGGCTCGACCTGGTGGAGCAAAGCCTCATCTCGGCCAGCGGCTATGCGTTGCCGGATGGGAAAACGAGCATCGACCAGGTTGAAGGCTGGAAATCGATGCTGCCTCTTTCGCATCGGCTGGGCGTGGCTAACGCCATCATCTCGGTTTCGGCCAGCGAGTCCTCCGACGACGACCAGATCTCGCTCGGCACTGAGTCCGTGTATCTGGACGCGGTGTGGAGCGCAGGCGAAGACGGCACAATGCGCAAATTCAAAGGCCTGCGCCACAACTTCAAATCGCCCACCTCAGAGCAGCAGCGCCGCATCTCGCGCGATAGCAGCCGCTCGCGTGTGGTGGGAGGCAGCCGCAACGGCAAGACGCAATGGCTGGGCGCGCAAGCTACCTTGGCGGATCTCTACGACGAGCTGATCGTGAGCGTCGAAGGCTACACGGTGGACGGCGCAGCTCCGGACCGCGAGGGCATTGTCGAGTTCATGGACACGTATCACAAGGTTGCGGCCGTGGACGTGCTCTTCGCCCCGACCGCGGCCAAGGTTGAAGAGGATGGCGATTGATGTTTGGAAAGACGCGGAAGGCGTGCGGATGGCCCTCGAAGAGATCTTCGAGAGCGACTTCGTGCGCAGCCGCATCCACTCCGAAGGCGCCAGCCCCGAGACAATCGAGCGGATGGAGCGCCAGGTTCCGCCGCGCACTCTGGCGTGGGGCTACTACCGCTTTGGCGAGCATCTGCTGCATCTCGAAGCTCTCCAGCAAGCGGGCATTGGCGTTGCATCGGTGGATCTCGCTGCTTTTGAGGCGGAGGGCCTGCTCGCCCTCCATCGCGCTCGCTCCGCGTTTAAAGCTCGTCATCCGGCATGCACCGCCTGCGGCGAGCGCCAGCAGAATCGCTTTGGTCGTGAATGCCCCGGCTGTGGCAGCAAGTTCCAACGCAAGAAGGCATAACCCATGTCGGTAGAGACCAGCGCGGTTCAAATCTCGGTGAACGTTGTAGACAACACCTCCAGCCAGGTGCTCTCCGGCGTTGAGCAGAACCTGAACAAGCTGGGGGCGGCCGGGACTCGCTCGGGCGCGCAGGTCGAGCAAGGCATGAGGCAGGCCGGCGCGGGAATGCTTTCCGCAACCGAGAAGACGCGCCTGGCCGCTGAAGAGATGGGCGTGCGCCTTCCCCGCGCCATGGTCTCGCTGATCGGCCAGAGCAAGGCCGCGCAAGCGGCGCTGAGCGCCCTCAGCACCGTGATGATCGGCTTCGCCACAATCCAGATCGGCGCGATGGTAGGTACCGCACTCTATGAGGGGGCCAAGAAACTCTACGAAAAGTGGCTGGATGTCGACGGGGCGATCAGGAGATATAACGACGAGGCGGGTCAAGCAGCGTCGAAACGGTTCTACGAGGACGCTGGGCTGGATCAACTCAACGCGGACCTCGTAAAGGCAAATCAGCAACTCGACCAGCTCAATCAGAAAAGAGTAAATTCGCCGAATGCTGACATGGGGCCGAGCCGTTCGCAATTTGCCACCCCAGGAATTTACAAAATCGCACACCTTTTTGGTGCCTCTACGCCTGAGCATTTTGGTGTCTCCGACGCCAACGCGCAAAACGCCGCGCAGGGCGGCCTCGACGCGGCCCAGTTGAAACTGTTCGAGGAAACCCACAAGAAGAACCTTCAGCAGATCGAAGACAACAAATTAATCAGCGAAGCGAAGGTGACAGGTATAGCCAAAGCCCGTGCGGCGCAGGCTGCCGAAAACAACAAAGCCGATGAAGATCAAAAATACGCGATAAAGAGGGCGCAGACGCTGGCCGATGTTGCGAATCGGGGCATAGATAATAAGCGTTGGTACGGGGACCTCAAGCCGGGGGATAAAGGATATAGAGAGGCCGTTGCCGTCTCGCCCGACACCGGGAAAGCTGAAAACGCCGATGCAAAAGCACACGCCGCGGCCGAGCTTCAAGCACAGCAATTTGAGATTGGGCGCGAGCACTCGCAAGAGCTTGTGCACCTCCGCGAACAGGCTTTGGAGGCTGGCCTGCGCGGAATTGCTCTCTACAGAGCACAGGAAGCGGCGGCAATCGAAGATCTGAAGTTCAAGGATATGGACTCGACGGCTGCGCGCGCTGCCGTCCATGCCAAATTCCATGCCGAGGAACTGAAGCGGCTGGAAGAAGAAAACCGTGCTGTGGCCAAGATGCACGAGCAAACACAGCTCGCAGGGCTCACCGGCACAGCGCGCATAAAGCAGGAAAACCAGAACCGGATCAACGATGTCTACGCCAGCACAAACCTCAATCCCGGCCAGCGCATGGCCGAGATCAACGAGATCAACAAACAGACGGCGCAGCAGATCGGCGAGCTGAATAAGACATTTACCGATCGCGTGGACGACATCGTCGGCCGGAGTGCAACCCGCGAGCTGCAAGGTTTCGCGAGGATCCGCGCCGATGCGCAAAACCAGATCCGCGACCTCCAAAAGGATGCCGGCGAACACGGCGGAACTCCCGCAGATCTGGCGCGCGGAGAGGCTGGAATCAATGCGGGGGCGGCTGGACAGGCCAGGGAGCTGACCCAGAAGAACTCCCAAGAGACGGCGCAGATCGAGGAGCAGGCGCGGGTCAAGTTCCTCTCGGCCGAGAAACAGAAGACGGCCGCCATCGGCGCTGAACTAGCGGAGCGCAAGCAAAAATACCTGGACGAGTTGAACTCCCAGGAGATTTCGCAGGACGATTACAACCGGCGCGTGGCCGCGGCGCAGATGCAAGCGAATGCCCAGATGATCGAGGCCGCTACCGAAGCGCGCAAGAAGATGGCCGGCGAGTTCACGTCGTTCTTCGAGGGCATGGAGCATCCGGGAAAATACTTTGCGAAGCTGGGCGACAAGGCAGCGGGTGAAGCGGCCGCATCGCTCTTTCAGCGTTTCCAGAGCGGCAAGGGTCGCGCGGGCATTGGCACCACAGGCGGCGCCGGCGGCGTCTTCGGCGACGTTCTCGGCGGCATGGGCTTCGGCGGCTTCGGCAAAAAGGGTAAGACACCAGGCGCAGGCGCGATGGCAGAGACGCCCGGAGGCCGCGGCGCTGGCCAGGGCACGTTCTCTGTTGCATCAGCCACCATCCATATTGGCAGCGCAACGATTATGGGCGGCGGCGGCGTTGGGCCGGGCGGCGGCAGCGGTGGCGCGGTTGGACCTGGTGGCAGCACAACGCTGCTCGCTCATGGAGCTACAGGCGCAACCGGTGGCTTTGGCGCGGGCGCTCCATCCACGTCTGCCGGCGCCACGGCCTGGAGTGCTGGGAGCGCCATCGTTGGCGGCGCGGGTGCCGGCGTTGCGGGGAGTATCGCTTCTGGTCTCGCCGAGCCTGGCGTAGGACCTGGGGCATCGAAAAGCGCCCAGGCTCGCGGCGCGCTCGGAGATGTATCGCAGGGAGTTGCCCTAACTAAGCAGCTCGGGAAGGATTTCTCAGGGCAAAGTGGAAACGGCAAGAGCGGAGGAGATTCCACCAAAACCTCCAGCGGCAACGGCTCGATGACGAGCAGCGGCTTTACCCAGGGGAACGTAACCGGTGCGGTGCAAGGCGGCATGGGTGTGTGGGGAGCGCACGAAAGCGGCGGTGGTGTGGGAGGCGGACTGAAGGGCGCAATGAGCGGCGCGGAGATGGGGATGGAGATCGCAGGACCCATGGGCGCGCTGGTTGGCGCGGCCGCCGGCGCGGTCGTGGGAGCCATCGGCAGCAGCCATGCGGCTCGCGATTATGATCTCAAGACTGTGCGGCCGCGCATTGCCGGCGATCTTTCCTCCTACCATTCCGGAGGGATGAACTATCTCGACGCCTATTCGGACGCGCAGAGCCTGCAGATGGAGGCGGCGAAGACGACGCAGAAGATGGGCTCGGCCGACAGCCGCTACTACCAGAACACCATCAAGCCCGAGATCAAAGAGTTCATGGGCAAGTTGGATGCCGAGCAAAAGTCCGGGCGCAGCATGTACACGACGAGCGCGGCTTCTTACGCGACTGGCACGCCCTACGTTCCAGAGACGGGCTTGAACATGAATCACGCCGGCGAACGCATCTTTTCGAGCGTCGATAACAGCGCGATCACTAAAGCCGTGACCGAGGGGAACGGCGGAAAAATGCCCGTGCAGTCCACTTCGATGGGCGACGTGCATCTGCATGTCCACGCCATCGATGCGAAGGGCGTCTCGCAGTTCCTCGACAAGTACAAGCACAATATCCGCTCAGCGGTGAATGACAGCTACGCGGAAAACTCGGGCGGAGGGATGAACTGATGCCGGCCACGGACATTCTGAACCCGACGACCGTGTGGGACGAATCAATAGAAGATTCGATGACGCCCAACTATGGCTTTACACGCAAGCGGGTGAGTACCAAGCTGAACAAAAAGGCCGTGGGAGGAACGCCCTGGACGCGGGAGACGCAAAACACCGGGCACATCTTCAATTTCACTTGGCTCACGCGCACCTGGGCTTGCGTTCAGAAGCTCAAGTGGTACTACGAGCAATATGAGGATGGCTTCTTCACCATCATCGATCACGACGGCGGCGGCCGTCAGTATGTGGGCCGCTTCACCACCGAGGTTGTTCCCGTCGAAACGGGCAACGGCATGTGGGATGTGCAGAATGTGACCTTCGAGGAGATGCCGCAGCAGCAGATGGTTGCGTTCCCCAGCGACTGGGCCGACGATGCGATCGCGTTCTTTGTCACTAACGATTTCGGCGATCAGAAGCTGGCCACCAGCGGCGCGTGGATACAGACAGCGCGCGCAGCCGTCGCCGGCGCCCAGGGCACCGAACATGTGAGCCTGGCCACAGTGGGCACAGCATACGTGACCATGGACGATCCAGGCACCGCCGCTGATTGGGCCTGCTATGAATATCGCGGCTACGGCTTCAGGCTCTACATGCTCAAGGGACCGGAGTTCGGTCAGGCGGACATATATATAGATGGCGTGCTGCTGGAGACGGTCGATCTCTATAACGCCACGGACATCGGGCCGCAGATCGTGGTTACACAGCAGAACCTGCCGCTGGACATCCATCGTGTGCAGGTGAACTGCGACGGCACAAAGAACGTGGCCGCCACGGGCGCTGCGGTGAGCTGGTACGCGCTGGAGGTAATGAGGTGATCACCTATCCCGCCTCACTTCTGGCCACGGGCGGCGCGCGCACCGGCATCGCTCCGGTGAATCTACTCGACATTCAGGACACCAACGGCAATTTCTACTTTTTCAGCGATCGGCCCAGCAATGCGCCCGTCGCGATCACTGGAGCTGAACCTGCATTTGCATATCCGCCGGTGGCACCCACTGCCGGTCAAACCGTGGCGTGGGCTTATCCGAGCACTGTGGCGGCCACCGGGGGCGCCAGCGCTGGAAACACCAGCCTAATGAGCATCAACGGGACCGTGGATGCATCCTTGTCGATGGAGTCAGGCGACCTGACTCTCATCTGGTCAGGATTCACACTTCCTACTCTTCCCGCGGGTACTGTCATCAGCAAGATGCTTCCTGTGCTCACTGCTAGTTGCAACGATTTGCCCAGCGCATCGAACCTGTCGTCGCCCGTTGGCCCACCCGCGCCCGCGCTCTGGGCGGATTGGAGCGGCCAAATGTATAACTTCAATCCGATCCGAGCTATGAATCTCTCCATCGCCGCTGCCGTAGCTGCGCTGGAGGGGTATACGACGAAGGCGGAACTCTTTCACTCGTTAGGGGTCGGCCTTAACACGATGGCTATATCTTTCGTCGGCATCGCCATCTACTATTCCACCGCCAGCGGCGGCGAAGCTGGCTGGGGTTTTCCCGGAGAAGCTGCATACGGAGCCGGGCCTTATATCCCCTGGCTGGTTGCCGTCCCGCAATTCAGCTTTCATCGTTCGCTTCAAACCGACATGGGAGCTTTCGTGCTTCAGAACCTCAGCGGCGACACGCTCAGCCGCGACTTCGAGAAAATCGCGCGGCGCAGCGCGCTCGAAGGGGCATTCTTCATTTATCGCCTCTGGCAAGCCGACGCGCAGGCTGCATGGCTTGAGGTGCATGGCACGCTTTCCGTGGACCCAATCGGCGTCGATACGGCGCAGCTAAAAGGTGCTCAGCTCCTCAACCCATCGCAAGACGACACGCCGCTGGAGATCTACTGCGAGACCTGCCAGTTGCAATGGGGAGGAGCGCGCTGCGGAGCCACGGGCTCGGTGGAATGCAGCTACAGCTATCAGAGTTGCCAGTCGCTCAGCCGCATCATGTGCGTGATGAACAACTACGAAATCAACTTTGGCGAGACCGCCGCGAACACCGCTCTGAATGTGACCAACCGGAGGCGGACGATCTAATGTCAAACGCGTCCACAACTGCGAGCAGCTCCGCCAGCGAGACCACCGGGACTCCGATTCCGCTGACCTACGGCTATGCCTGGGTAACGGGAAAGCGCCATGCCTACTACATGCTCCAGAACACCGGCGATTCGGTCAACCTCTACACGCGCCTTGGAATCTGGCTGCTGGGTCATGGCGAGTGGGATGGTCCTAGCTCCCTCTGGATCAACGATCTCCTCGTCTGGATGGGCGGCGACACGCCTGCGACCAATGTGATCCGGAGCTACGGCTTCAGTTGGTTGCAAGCTCTCGATGGCAACCCCGAAGGCTTCGTTTTCAACTTCCACAGTGGCTGTGACACTCCTGTTGGTGCATCCCTCACGCCATCTTCAGTTGGTCCGGATCAGAATGTTGACCTGCTGTGGCCGCTCTTTCCTCCCGCCATCCAGCCGCTCGCCTTCTCGCGCATCGCTTATTACACGCTGATGCGCAAACAGCCCATCCTCAACCAGACCAGCAATAACGGGAACGACGCGACACAATGGACCGACATCGCGCCGATCGGTCTCTGGCGCGCCTTGCGCTGCCGGCTCTTCGACGATGAAGGCAATCAGACGGGCTACGCCTTCACCACCAACCCCGTCTGGCACATTGTGGATGTGCTGCTGCGACGGAAGATCTTTCCCGATTACCGCCTCGATCTCACCGCCGGGCCTGACACTCTGCCATCCGCCGTTCAGAACCGTTTTGACTGGGGATCGATCTACGCGGCAGCGCAGTATTGCGACGAGTTCCTGGCCAACGGCCGTCCGCGTTTTTCGGGGAACTATTCATTCAGTTCGCAGACCACTCTCCAGGCTGTGCTTGAACAGATGCTGCTTTGCTGCCGAGGCTTTTTATCCGAATATGCCGGCAAAATCGGAGTGAAGATCGATATGCCGCGATCCAGCGTCTTTACCTTCAGCCGCGCGCACATTCTGCCTGGCTCATGGGACGCCAGCGACCAATCACTGCACAAGAGCGCCAACCGCTATATCGCCACCATCCGCGATCTGCTGGTTCCGCTATGTAGTTATATCGAATCGATCACCTGGAGCGCGGGAGTGAGGCCCACTGTGACCACCACCGCGCCGCATCCGTTTGAAGCAAATGACTGGATCGCCATCGGTGGCACCAACACCACCTACGATGGGCAGTGGCAGGTCTACAGCGTTCCGGATGTCATCAATCCAGGAGCCACGGATGAGATCGATCCCACCACTTTCGTTCTAGTCCCCAAGGGGACTAATTATCCGGAGAGTCTGGGTGAAGTGGGTGGCTGCGGGCTGCTCTATTCACGCTTCCAAGAGCGCTTTCCCGAGTTCTGGCACAAGGCCAACATGCTGGCGCGGGGAGCAATTGGGCTGGGCATTCCTCGCCTGCGCAACAAGGTGAAACAGACGCTGGATTTCGCCATCATGACCTGGGATCAGGCCAGCCGCATCACCTGCTATGAGCGCGATCGGCTGCTGGGCATTGATACTACAGGAGCCGATGGGCTTCCCACGGCGCCTTACATCACGCCGCCGTGCGTCAAGCTGCGCACGAGTCTTTTCGCGCGCGATGTCTTCGGCAACCTGGCTTGCGGCATCCGTCCCGGCGATCACGTTACTCTCGACAACACGACGAACTTCCAATACGCGGGAGAGTACGAAGTTCTAGAGCCGCTCACGGTCTATCCTCCCACTGCGCAGGCCGCGGGCCAGGGAGGGGAGATAGCTCTCAAGCCCACGCAAAATAGCGGCGAGATTGAACTCGCACTGGGGCCATACGACGAAGCGGTCATGTACGACACCAGCGATCCCACGCAAGCTGGCTGGCCTTCAGTGCCGGGCAGCGACCCCGGCAATGACAGCAACTACACCAGCATCGGTCTCGCAAATGGCGGTCAGTTTGTCTTCTTCAGCGGGCAACTGCCCAGCGGTCAGGCGTTTCAATTACCGGCCTCGGGATTTCCGCCTGCCAACCTTTTAGCCTGGGCATCGGCCGCCGGCGCCAGCGTGCCCGGCAACGATCACTCCGCCAGCGCCATCGTGCTTTGCGCTGCGAGCGCGACTCGATTGTTAACGCTGAATTATTGTGATTGGGAATTCGGTGCCGGTTCGGGCCTGGAATGGGGCGGCGACGTCAACTACGCGGCGCTGGGATGGCTCAGCCCGGATGTAATTACTACCAGCAACGGAATCACCTGGCTTGAACTCACGCTGCCAGGCGGAGAAACCATCCTCTTCGGCCAGGGCACTCTTGCGAATGGCGCCACCATCGTTCTGCCGGCCGGTTACTCCAGCGCGCAGTGCTTTGCGGTAGCCAACATGCACGATGGCCCGACCAACGGCCACAACGTGGCCCATATGATGGGCGCCTACGTGGATTCGGGTCTGGTGGTGCATTACGACATCACTGACTGCTCTGGGAATCACTGGTATGGCAATGCCTCGGTTCTCGTCTTCGCCTGGAAAAATAACATGGGCACCGTCACTGCTCAGACCCTCAGCGGCGGTAATTGGATCGAAATTCCGCTGAGCAACGGGACAATCTTTGGCGCAGGCTGCGCGCTGAATATGGCGAACGGTGCGACTTTAGAGCTTCCCGCGGCCGCAGGGGACGGCTCGTCGCTCGAAGTAAACATCGGCTCTCACGACGGGGGGACTGGATCTGGAACTAACAACGCCCAGGGCGTAGGCGCGTGCTATCTCGATGCCGACAATATCGTGCACATGACCTTTCAGGACGGCTCCGGCGACATCTGGGATGGCACCGCCGATGTCTTTGCCATCTACAGCACTCCATCTTCAGCCGTTGCCACGCTGGTTCAGGTAACTCCGCCTTCAGCGATGGTGGCGGCTGGCGAAACGCAGCAGTTCTCAGCCACAGTCTTAAACAACGCAAACAGCAATGTTACCTGGGGTGTTGACGGCATCGCGGGCGGCAACGTGACCGTGGGCACGATCAGCGCGGCCGGTTTGTACGCCGCGCCAGCCGCGGCTGGATCACACACCATCGCGGCGATCAGTGTGGCTGATCCAACCGCCTCAGGATCGGCCGCAGTTACCATCTGGACCGGAAGCGGCATGGGTGGTAGCTGGACGATCAACGGGAGCTAGAATGCCAACGCAGACCATAAATCTGAATAACACGGAGCCGGCAGCGCCAGCCGGGTCGCAAAATGTTCTATGGCAGGCGGACGCTCCATCTCTCGATCCCACTGTGGTGCGGAATGTTACCGCCTATCACTCGAAATTTGTCGGAGACACGGGCGCTGGCGGAGTTATGGGGTTGGTTCCGGCTCCCGGCGCCGGCGACGCCGCTGCTGGAAAAGTTCTCAAGGCTGATGGCACCTGGTATGTGCCGCCTAGCGTAGCGTTGCCTTCTGGCCCAGCAAATCAGGTTTTAGCCACTCCGAACGGAGCTTCTGGTGCTTCTGTTTTGCGCGTTCTTGTGCCTGCGGATCTGCCGGTTGCAACCGCATCGGCTCTCGGTGCAGTTAAGCCCGATGGCTCGTCGATCACGATTGCAGGTGGTGTTATCAGCGCTCCGGGAGGCGGCGGCGGTGGTGGCGGGGGTGGTGGCCTTTGGAGCGGGCTCCTCGCAACAGTTCCCACGCAGGCCAACACTGGGCTGACTACGGCTTATAACCAAAGCGGAAGCTTCAGCGCCACGGATGCGGCCACGGGAATTCTCATGGCCGATCCCACATCGGTAAGTGGCGATTGGAACGAGGGAGTTGTTGGGCCGTATCCCTCCGCCCCGTTTGTCCGGCGGGCGCTGATTACTTGGCCAGTCGCCGGGAATGGTTTTCCTACGGCGTTTTCCTTGCTTGGCCTGGTAATTTGCAATACCCTCAGCGGTCAGGCTATCTTTTTTGGTGCCTCTTGCCGCACTACTGGCCAGCCACCGCAGTTTTGGGGGCAGAATTATTCTTCGCCTACCGCCTTCAACAGCAATTCCTTTACTTATGGCTGGAACCTGACGTTTCCACAGTGGCTGATCTTGACTGACGACGGAACAACTCTAAATTTGTATGTCACGAGCGATCCGCTGGTGGAGCAGTTTCTTGTCTGGAGCACGACGCGCGCGGCGAGCTATCTTGGATCTTCTGGATTCAACTACCTGGGGTTTATGATTACCCCTCTGAACGGAGGCATCGCTGGTACCCTGATGGCGTGGCTGACTTCCTAGCAGCGTGGTGCGCCTCTCTTGCCAGCCAAGCTACCGGCAGAGTTAGGCGTTTTCTATCATCGTTTTGAGGGCGGATGCTGCGGTTCATTTTTGGGCTAACTGGAGGCGGCAGCCGGGAGGCGTTTCGGATACCTGGCCAGCCCTGGCGTTTTGCAGGCAGCTCTGAGGCGGTTTTGGACGCCTTCGAGCCTATGAAAAATGGAATACAGACGTTTGATTGCACTACCAGTACAGCCGAACGTCTGTATTCGGTGCAATCAAACGGCTGCAGCCACAGCGGGTGCCCCATCCTTTCGCGCACTTTGCGAAAGGGTGGGAAACCACAAACCCCGCCCGGCCATCCCAAACGTCGTAAACTCAGTCAGGAGCATTTCCCCCTTTGAAATCAGGATTTGTCGCCATT